TATTTCCATTTATATCAAAATAATTATATTTCATTTTATCAACTCCACTCCTTTAGGATTAGGAATAGTTTTAGAATTTTTAATCATTATTTTGTCTAATTCATTTTTTCTATGTTCAGAAGTAGTATCTAATCTTTTTTCTTCGTAAAGTTTATGGTTAATTTCTTTCACTTCTAAACTTTTTTTAGTATGATATTGCATTTCAAAATATAAATCATCTTTTTTTAATATTGTATTTATACCTTTATAAGGCGAATCATCTTCCCAACTATTCTTCACTTTAATTATAGCATACCCTTTTTGTTTTAGCAACTTTTTAACTTCAAGATATTTGTTATAAAAATTATCTTCTGGCAATTCTATTGTATACCTAACAATATCTTTAAGTTTATTAAATGCTTGTAATTTTGATATATTTTCTACTTTAGAATCGGTTGTTACTTTTCTTAAAGTGCTTTCTAAAGTTTTTAATCTATATTCAAGTCCTACTAATTTTAGTTCTAATTGTTTTGTAATTTCTTTCATACTTTTAGTTATTATAGGCTCAATTTCTTTTATTTTATTATATCTATTTAGTATTTCATTATGGTCTATTATATATTCTTGTTTCCATTCCTTATAAGTCATATCACTAGGCACATAAACATTTTTGTTGCTTTCACCTCTTGCTATTCTCCCATTGTCTGTAATAAGGCTATCTTCGTAATATGGGGCTTTGGTACTTCTGCAATTAGGGTGAAAAGGTGGAGCAGTAACCCCAACTTCATAATCTTTGGTATCAAATATCTTCATATCCATACTTTGGCAAATATCAGAAGTTCTATCATCTAATGTAGCTATTATTTGATACTTGCTAACTCCCATCTGCTTATAACTTTCAATCTCTGCCATACTTCTTACTCTTGCACTTTCAGTCTGTAATAACACTGTCGCTCTATTCCTATCCACTTTCATTACTCTTGCAAAGTCCTTAGATAGGTCATAAGGTGTTTTACCTGTTATTACTCCAACTGTAATTGTTTTTTGCATTTCGCTTAATAGTTTTTCTTTGTTCTTCCAAATTATGCTACTAAAGTTAGAACCATCTGATAGCCAGTTGCTTTTAACAACATTCTGTATCTGCGTTGGGTTCAAGCTTGATATATACTTACTTTGATGTGTTGCAATAGCATTGTTGTATAAGTTCTTATAGTACTGTTCTTCATATACCTTAGACAAGTGTTCTTCTACCATAAGTTCTTTAGTTCTAGCTAGTTCATTCAACTGCATATTAATTTCATGTTTCATTGCTTCTAACTTATCTATTCTATGTTTTAAACTTGAATTAGTTAGTTGTTTTTGAAGTTTTACATACTCTTGTAATGGTAAATCTTTCTTTTTAGAATTATTTATGTAATTAGATAATGTCCATCTGAACTCTTTTAACTCATCTTTGGTTAATAATTCTTTTGCCTTTATATAATCTACCTGATTATTCTTCATGAACTTATTTGTATAAAAGTTAATAGTTGTGTCTATCTTCCTTTTAGCTTCTGAATATAGCTTTTCTTGCAATTCAATTTGATTTTTAGTTAAATCGTATACTTTCTTTTCTTCTTCTAAGGCTCTATCATGCCAATATTTTTGCAGCTTTTGTATATCCATGGTTATTCACCATCTTTTTCTTTGTTCTCTTCTTTTGTTTGCTTAGGTATATAGTCATCATAATCATCAGTAGTTTCCATTTCTTCCTTTATTTGCTTAATTTCTAAATCTACATCTGTAACCCAAGGGTGTTGTGATATAACTGTTTTCTTAGAAAGGACTGCTAGTGATTTTATGCATTCTTCTATTGCTTCATTTTCATTGATTAGCATATCCTTATTAAACACAACATCTAGTTCTACACCCTCAAAATTACCCTTATTTAACAACATATAGTGTTGGTTAATGAACCAAAGTAACTTTTTAATTGATGTTTTAAATTCTCTTTCAATTCCATTAGAATCAAGGTCTATATCTGTATACATTACCTTAATGTTAGTTGTATTAGGATTTGAACCTAATCTGTCATTCTTTGTATCAAAACCTTTGATATTAGAAATTAATGATTCTCTTAATTCTTCCAATGTTCCTTTATACTTATCAATATTAATTTCCATGTCTAGTGTTTCAACTCCACCATCTCGTGCTACTTTAATAAATCCTGCCGTGTTTAGGTTTCTTCTAAATGACATTGGTTCACCGTCATACTCCTTAAGTACAAGGATCTTGTTGTAGTTAGTGTTTGATAACTCATTTCTTAGGTCTGAAATTGTTAAATTAATATTATCTTGTAGTGTTTTCATTCTGTTAATTAGTGGTTGTTCTGTTTCATCTACTTTGAATGGAATAATAGGTAGCTTAGCCCAATTGTAAGCCTTGTTATCTAGTATCATATAAGGTTCATCACTCAATACATCACTTAGCTTGCCATTATCATATGTGTATCTTTTAATTCCGTCTGTTGTGTACAATTCAACATTAGTAATGTCTTCATATGCATTACCATTGAATTTCTTAGTTTTAAATATTCTTATCACCTTGTCTAATTCTTTATGGTCATTGTCCACCCATATAGGTATAATTTCTCTTGAGTCAAATATCTTAAAATTCAACTTACTATCTCTATCATAATAAACATATAGCCACGATAAGCCATATTTATATGCATTCTTCCCTAATAAAAAAAGTGTTTTCAGAAATTCATCATTAAACACTTCTTTAATTAATTCATTATACACATCATTGTCACTTACAAATGTAGGCTCTTTAGATAAAAGATAGTGTACCTTTTGGTCTAAAAATCTTCTGAAAAGGTTATCAACAACCTTGTTATTTGGTGCGAATGGTATCTCTATCTTATCACCATTTCTGTCAAATCCATATATCTTCCTATTCAATATATCGTGATTGCCTAAGTAATAGTTATATCCTATATTCATATCTCTTAGTGTCTTACCACTAATGAAATCTAATATTAATACTTCTATTTCTTTCCTTGGCATTTCTTTGTTTTGTGTTTTGTTCATTTTCTCATTTCCTTTTTTCTTAAAAATGTTTTTTATAAATTCTAACATAAATATTATTACCTCTATTTTAATCTTCAAAACTGTAGTTATCAGTTCTGTTTAATTGTTCTGCAACTCCTGTTAATGTGTCTGCACAATCATCGTGTCTATTCTTACCTTCTCTTTGGTATGACTTAATATCTTTTGCAAATTCTGGAAATCTGGTCTCCCAATCTACAGGGAAATAAACATTTTCACAAATCCATGCACTATTTGATAGTATTCTTGACTGCTTGTTAGCACTTTGATAAAACCACCTAACAACAGTTGTAATATTACCTTGTAGCTTAGTTTTCACATCAACATTTCTTGCAAAAGACCTACCACCATTATTGGATTCAATCGTAGCAACATTAACTTTGAATTTAGCTAATGCTTTAGCTACAAGTGGTTCGGTTACTTCCATAGGTTCTTTAGTGTATATAATATCTAATATATATGCACTATACTTATAATCCATATATATGATATTACACAAGTAGTCTTCCCCTGTATCAGCAGTATCACAGTAAGCTTTAATACCTCGGTTAGGCATATCAGGTAGCCTAGAATAAGTTTTAAAGTCTTTGTATAGTCTGCCTTGTATATCAATCGGTTCTTGTTGATAGTTAGCATACACTATAGCTTTATCCATGTTCTTTATTTTAAATTCGTATTCTTTCTTTGATAGCAAGCTATCACATAGCATAGTGCCATCATCATTAACTGCCTTATAATTTATATGCTCGACATTCTCATAGTTCTCTAAGATAAACCCTGCTAAATCATTAGTTGCCCATCTAGTCATGATAACAACTATCTTTCCACCTTGTTCAAGTCTTGATAACATAGTGTTAGTAAACCAACTAATCTGCTTATCTAGGACTGTCACGTTAAAAGCTTCTTCTGAATTTTTAATTAAATCATCTATTATAATTAACCTTGCACCAAACCCTGTAGCAGTACCTGTTGGACTTGTTGCTAAGTAGTTAGGTATCGTATTCCCTTCTAAAGCCCATTTATTCATACTAGCTTCACCGTACTTTATTTTGGTATTAGGAAAGACATTGTTATACACAATAATTCCTTCTGTTACCTCAGTAGCTATAACGTCTCTTACCTGCTTAGCGAACTGTGAAGATAGCAACTCATTATAACACCCTGTCATGATTGAATAATGGGGGTCTTTACCTAGCAACCATTGAACAAATAAAGTTGCTGTTCTGCTCTTACCATGTCTGGGTGGCATATTGACAACTAATATCTTACTTTCATCTTTTTCAACGAACCTCTGCAATCTATGACATAAATCTTTTAAAAAATATCTATCTTCCAAATAAAAAGGGCTTCTTTTACTATCAAATAATTTGCAATAGTACCAAAAATCCCTCCTTGCAAGTTCCAAAAAAGCTTGCTTTCTTATTTCTTTCTTTAATTCATTCGTTATTTTAACTGTCATAAGCTAGTCACTATCCTTTATACCATCAACTAATGTTTTTAAGTCTTCGGTAGATAGCAAGCTTACCTTGTTTTCTGATTCTGTTTTTAGTTCTCCACTCATTTCAACATCTTTTTTATCTCTCCACTCTTTTGGTTTTCTATTCTTTAACCAAAATATTTGAGCCGTGGTGTCTGGTTGTACTTCTTTTGTTACTCTTTTAGTTTCTACCATATTCCCATCAACCAATTCTTTTGTTATTTCGTCATACTTATATCCTAAGGCTCTTTTTAATAAAGCATTCTCAACCTCAAAATCAATAACTTCTTTTCCTTTTTTTAAAGCCTCGGAAAACTCAGTGTATTTATTTTTATACTTATAAAATGTATCTTCTGAAATACCTAAATTGTGGGCTATCTGTAGATCAGTGAGACCATTTCTTGCCCAAGATGTAACTAATACTAATTTATCTTTTACATGTGAATCATATTTTGATTTAGCCATTATCACCACCACCTTTCAAAAAAAATGTAAAATAAAAACTCCCCTAGAGTGAGTAACTAAGGGAGTAAAAACAACGTTAAAAAATGATATAAAATTTTAAATTAAAAAAAGTTAAAATAAGTACTGTCCGTCCATCACACGAACTATTGATTACCACGATACTATTATAGCTTATATTGATAAGAAAAAAAAGAGTGTAAATAGTGCAAAAATAGTGCAAAATCAGTATAAAAGTATAAAAAAACTGGAAATTTATTCCAGCCTTTTAAAAACTTTTATTAAAAACAATGTTTATTTCTTTAATCATTCTGTTCTTTTGTCTTTTAAGTGTGTCAACGCTTATATGCAATTCTTCAGATATTTTCTTATTTGTATACTTCTTCCAATACTTCATCTCAATTATACTGTAGTATTCGTCATTAGACACAATAGATAAAGCGTTTTCAATCCTTTCAATCAATATTTTTTGTTTTGTGATCCTAAGATTTAACTTCTCTATTATGTTTTCTTGCTTTTCCAATGGTGTTTCAAGATTTATTGAAGTCTGTACCCTTTCCATGTCTCCACTTGAACTACTTTGATTTAATCCTAATTTAACTGCTTCTAATTGCAATTCATTGTTTTTCAACATTGTTTTTAGCTTTGGTAATAGTGATATTGTATCTTCAATATCCTCAAAAGTAAGTGCATTGTTTTTCATTCTCTTTTCATATTCCAATCTTGTAAACTCTTCATTTATAAGCTTTACGAATTCTTTTTTGTCCTTTTCAGTCAAGTTTATTCCTCCTGTATTTAACTGCTTTTTTCAATTTGTGTGGTTAAATAGAATCCGTGATAGCTATCTATGTCATGTAGTACACCACATAACATATCAGTATAAGTGCTTGTCAGCCATCTCATATATTTTAAGTCTTTTTTCCCCATTTCTAAATTTTTATATTCTAATATCTGTTGAATTGTTGATATTAAAGCTATAAGTGTAACTGCATGTGCTAATGGGTCATCATCAATCTTTGTCAATCGTTCTTTAATAAATTGTTCTTGTACATAAGCAACATTGATACTAACACATTTAACAAATTCATCTGTCACATAGCTACTATTAGCAACTTCTAACATTTCACGTTTTATTTTTAATCGTTCTGTGAGTTTAAGCCATCTGTTCATGCAAACTTCTAAGCCTGCATACCATTCTTCCTTTAGAACTTCACTTTTGTATGGTATTTTTTTGTTATCTTTCACATACGCATATATTTCCTTGCTACTCACGTTAAATGCTCTCTTGATGGCTAGTGGTAATTCTAATAAGCATTTAGCTAGTACATATGTAGGTTTATTTTCGTTAACTTTTTTGACAATTACCTTTTCTTTTATCTTATTTTGTTGTGTTTTTATTTTTCGCATTTTGTAACCTCTGTTCTTAACTTAAGGGTATAATACTTTAGGCAGAATTTACAAATATATTTTTCATTATGCCATATATCTATACCCCATATATCTATGAAGTTATTGCAGTAAGGGCAACGTATATAAAATACTTTATTAACATATATGTTTTCTCCTATTTTATAAAACATTAATCATCAACTCTTTCTAATGTATCTAATAGCTTATATATGTTATCTGCTAAATAATCTTCTAGCTTATGATAATCACTGTCGCTTAGCTTATCTAGGTTATACTTTCCCTCTTCCAATATATAATTGAGTAGCCATTCTGCATACTTTTCGCTATCATATAATTGTTCACCATCTGTTTTATACTTTTTATTTTCCTGTACTTCCAAACCCACCATCTCCTCTTTTTGTTTCTGTTAATTCATCTACAACTTCTATGTTGCTTGATAATATAGGTGTAATTACCATTTGGGCAATCCTTGTTCCACTTTCAATTACTCTTCTACCTCTACCTAAATTTCTAAGTGGTAGCATTACTTCTCCTCTATAATCACTATCAATTACTCCTACTTGGTTAGATAAGACTAAATCAAGTTTAGCACCTACTGAACTTCTAATATATATTAGTCCTACATACCCTTTAGGTATTTCAAAAGATAACCCTGTTCTACATAACATAGTGCTATTATATGGTATAACTATTGTGTCATTATCACTAATAACCGTTAAATCTAGTCCTGCACTTCCCTCTGTTGCATAGTGAGGTACTACTGCCTTTTCATGTAATTTTTTTATTCTCATTTTTTCTCCTTTAATCTATCTTTCATCTATTGGTGTTCTAGCTAGTTCATTGCATAATGTCAACAATTCATAGCCTGTATTCTTTGGCAAATATACTATATTTGGTATTACTATCACTCTATTTAACTTAGTTTGAGATATATATACTAACGAACACAAACGCTTAGGGTCATACACAGTCACAAGCGAATCACCATAATCACACCCTAGTCTTAACTTCTTTATTTTATTTTCAAATTCTTTATAAGTCACTTAGTTTTCCCCTTTCATCTAGTGGTGTTTGCATTAATTTACAACACAAAATCAATAATTTACTTTCAGTATCATTTAAAATATGATTAATAAAAATATCACCACAATTTGATTGTATTTTAGGAATTGTAGCTATGAGTATGTTGTGATGTAATACATACAACATATAAGGTCTAACTTTATAAGACCTACAAGTTGCCCCTAATTTCTTTATTTCTTTTTTAAATTTTTCATATGTCATTAATGACTGTATCGTTGCATTTTCAACTATGTGTCTTGCTTGTTCGTCATTTTGTAGCCATTCATAAGATACACCAAAATAGTCTGCATAATATCCTAAATATTTATTGTTGGCACTTAATTTGTTGTGTTCTAATTTTGATATAGTTGTTATATCAATTTTAGCATTGTATTTTTCATTAAATATTTTTACTAATTCATCTAATTTTAAATTGTTATCAAGTCTTAATTTTATCAATTTTTGCCCAATACATTTATTTTTGCCTTTTAACCAATCATAGGAAATTTTAAAAAATTTTACATAATAATCAATGTATCGGTTATTCAAACTTACTTTGTCATTTTCTAAAAGTGATATTTTAGATTTAGACAATTTAGCACCATATTTATTTAATTCAGTTGCCAACTCTTCCATTGTTAAATTGTTTTCTTTCCTTAACTGTTTCATTTTTTGCCCCATAGTCATTTTTTTGCTCCTTTTTTCACATGTAATATTCATTTCTAATACAATTCATTTTTCTTAATAATTGTGCAACAATAATATCAAGGTTTGGATTGTAGTAGTGTGTTATTATTATACTGTTTTTGCCTTTAATTCTTTTACAAAAGTTTATTTTTAAAATTTTAATATATTTTTGGTTTCTCTCCATCATTGGCTCTATGCTTTCTATGTTTGATACTTCAATTTCAAATTCTTTGCCTTCATTATCTCTTATTGTCAATTTTTACCTCCTGAATTTTATTCCTAAATTAAGTTTAAGCTATCTAGCAAGTCCATATTTTAATTTTATAGGTGTACCCTTATAGTTTATACCTAATTTTAATTTAACGTACCTTGTAGCTTAAATTTTAGCCTTTTATAACCTTAATCACCATACCTGCTTTTTCTTTTTGCACTCTATATCCTAAGAATACTGGTATAATCTCATTGCAATTATCATCATCTATCCAACCATGCTTAACCATTAAATCTAGTGGATATTGTGCTATATTCACATAATCAAATCTTCTTCTACTATCTCTGATGAAATAGAAGCCTATCTTGAATGGCTTTATTTCGTGTTCTACCATTTTTTTAAATTTTTGTATGTTCTCTGGGTCGTCAAATTGATAGCTATAATTCTTGTTATACTTCCTTACTGTTTCGCTCATTATAAGTGTTCTACCCGTCCATTGTCTTGAGTTCTTGCTACTAGGTACATTACCCCTGATATAAATAAACTCTTCGCTAATTTTAATTTTTGCCACCTCCTAAAAGTTTGATTGTGTTCTCAAGTTGCAGTACCTTATCTTCTAGCATGTTGTTTTTGTTTAATAGCTTTATTACTTGTTTTTGTGTTTCAATTAAATATGTGTTCTTAGCTATATAGCTACTAATCCAGTTTTTAGCTTTTTCTTTGTCTCCATAGATATATAATTCATCTGTTTCACCTTTACCTAGTATTAGCTTTAAGTTGTACAACTTAGTATCAGCTAAGGCTTTAACTAATTTTTCGACTTTTGTATTTAATATAATATTTAGGTTTTCAAGGGTGGTATGTCCTAGATACTCAAGTCCTCCTAGTTCTTCAATGACTGCATGAACTATAGGCATATCACAAGCTACATTGTATGAACTCTTAGTTGCCATTTTTTGAATGTAGTTTTGAACCTTAAGTGATATTAAGTTCTTTGCATTCTCTGTTGTTTTCACATGTTGATATATATCTGCTACGTTAGGCAATGTATTAAACATATGTGTTTCTAATGTTTTAATTATGCAAGTTTTAAATATCTTCTCATCTAACTTTTCAAACACTAAGTACATCATGTCTTTTTGTTGTTTTGTGTACTTCTTGTTGTAGTTCACTTCTAAGAAGTTTAGATACTCTTCGTAAGTTTTTCTTTCTAACACTTGTTCTCCTTTTCTTGTTTTTTAGGGAGGGTAAAGACTATATATAACATATAAACTAAATGCTATTTTATGCTTATATAATATTTATATTCTAAATTAAGTACACTAATTTAGAGACTTAAAATCTCTCCCCCTATAAAAATATATATGTGTTTAGTCTTAGTTCTTATT